GCTGCGGCCTACTCGCACCTAAAGCTTTTCGGGGCGACAGTTCCGGGCGGTGAGTCGTTCAACGATGTAGACCCCGGCGCACCGCCGCCGACCAACCCCGGGCCGTGCCCGAATGACCCGACGGTCTCAGAGCTGGAGGCGTTCACGCTGGCAACGCTGCAGTGGATGTTTGCGACCATCAACGCGTCGGTGCCGTGAACTCTTAAGCGTCGCTTAATGGTTCGCCCAGTGCGTCGAAAGGGTCACAGCGGAGGTCACAGCACCCAGCGGCTGGCAGGGTGCTGAAGACTGCTGCCACGTGACACCAATCGTTGCGGCAGTAGGCCTTGCGTCAACACCCTGCCCCCTTCGCAAAACTTCCCAAGCTGAAAGTCGCGGGTTCGAATCCCGTTTCCCGCTCCGAATAAGCCCAGGTAATCCCTGGGCTTTTTCTTTTTGTGCGCTCGGCCCCGAGTCTGGGGTGCTGTGACTTTCGGGCAGACTCACAGCAGTTTCATCCCTCTCCTGTCACAGCGCGGTGCAGCAGGTCCACCGCCGCACGCTTAGCTTCGGGGTGAATGCCCGCGTAGAGCTGCGTCATCTGCTCGGACGCGTGGCCCATCTGCGACCGCAGGATTACGGCGTCGACGCCCAACTCTAGCAGGCTGGTATTGAGCGAGCGGCGCATGACCTGCGGTCCCACTCGCGTCTCGATCCCTGCTGCTTTCGCAGCTTTCGCCAGCGTGTTTTTGAGCGACGAGGCGAACCGATGCCCACCCGTGTCGCTTGGGAACATGAGTCCAGACGCGAGGCCCTCGTGCTGCTCGCGTACCATGGTCTGGCGATGCTGGCGCAACACCTCGCGAATAGGCTCGGTCAGCGCGACCTCGCGAGCCGCGCCCGTCTTCGTCCGGCCAACCTTGCCCTTCCACACCGCTCGCTGCACATGCAGCACGCCGCGAGCATCGTCGATGTCGCCCCACTGCAGCGCGTGCAACTCGCCAGCGCGCAGCCCGGTGAAGGCGAGCAGATACGCCTCGGCGTACCACTGCGGCCAGTCGGTCTTGATGACGCCGAGCAGCCTGCCGACTTGCGCCGGCGTGAGGGTCACCTGCTCCCGCACGTTGCTGACCGTCGACTCGGGCGGCCGCACGCGTACAGTCGGGTCGGGCAGCCCGTACTCGGCGGCGCAGTCTTTGAGGATTGAGGCGAGAGGTCGCCACCATGACCGCAACGTCGCGGTGGCGTAGGGGCGTCCGGACCGATTAGTCAGCGCCTGCACTGTCGTCACCCAGCCGAGCACGCTCATGCGCGTAATCTCGTCGACTCGGAGCCCGTCGAAGTGGGGCAGGATGCGCTCGGCGATGACTGATGTGTAATGAGCCCGCGTCGAGGCGCGCAGTCCGGGCGACTTATGCTTCGCCCATTGCAGCACGAACGAGGTGAAGGTAGGCGCTGCGGTCTCGCGGCTCGGGTTCCACGCCTCGGGCTGCGCCGCAGCTTCGACCTTTGCGGCGAGCTGCGTCACCAGCGCGGACCGGGCTCGCACCGCCTCGGCGATGGTCGTCCCCGCCTTCAGCGTCCGCACCGCGTCCCGCTGCTTGCCGCCCGTCCGCTGCGATGCCCGTATCAGGTACCGTCCGTCCGCCCGCCTCCACACTCCCGCGTGCTTCGTCTTCGTCGGTTTGGTGCTCACTGCCGCCTCCGTTTGCTGCGTCGTAAACCGTAGCGCCGGCGACCCGGTGCGCAAAGCCAGCGACCGCAGCGTCAAGCGTGGCGTGGCGGAACAGGTGAGCGCCGTGACTGCCGGCCCGGCCATCGGGCGCGATGATGCCACGACGTACCCACGTCCGCAGGGTCGACGGTGCGATGCGGATGTAGGCCGCGGCTTCCTCGGTCTTGAGGTAGGTCGGTGGGGTACATGCGCTCACCACGCCCCCAATCCGTGACCCATCGGCCGGGCGCAACGCAGCACGGACTCCCGTAGCTTCCGCGCCTCGTCACCCAGCGCCCGGCTCGCGATGACGGCAGCAGCGACTCCGCGCACCAGGTCGCACGCGTAGGGCTTCTGCGAGTAGACGGCCACCGGCTCGCCGCCGACGTGGGTGACCACGCGGTGCAGCGTCACCCCGCGGAGCGTGAGTTGCTCGCGACGACTTGGGCCGGTGTCGTGCGGCAGTGCGAAGGCCCGGACGCCGATGGCGCCCATGTTTGATTCGGTGGTTGTCATTCGACCACCTCCACCTGGCCCCAGTGGACGCGTACCTCTTCAAGCGCCTGCTCTTTGGCAATGGAGCGCTCGCTATCTGCACCGGTGACAAATACTGAGCCCGGCTCATCTGGTTCGATAAAGACGCGCCACCGCCAGTCGAACGCCTCCATTCGAACAGTCGCGACCGTCTGTTCGTCAGACACGAGATTGACCTCGCCCAGGACCTCGGAGTTAGCCGAGACCCACCGCGCCTGAATCGGCGACTTATCCACATCCCCCGCGCATTGCAGCGCCGTGACTTGGTTCGCTAGGTCATGCGCCCGCGCTTCAGCCTCTCGGCATAACTCGTAGGCGCGTTCCATTCCCGCCTTCGCGCCCTTCGCCACGACGCGTGCGTTGAATGCGTCGGCGGCAGCACTGTGAGCCGCAAACTCAGCCTTCTCAATTCGCGTCTCAGCATCCTTGAGCTCGAAGGCAAGGTCGAGCGCATGACACTCAGCCTTCTCGGCTCGCGCCTCCGCAGCGTCACGCTCACGCTCGGCCTTGTCTCGCTCTGCGATTGTGGCGCGTAGTCCGGCAAGCGCCTCGTCCCTGTCAGCCGCGGCAGCCTTGAGGCGCAGAATCTCATCTCGTGCGCCGTCAACCGTTCGCTCGCCTGTCTCCCTGAGTGCTTCAGCAATCCTCTCCCACTGCGTGGTGTCAGCCTTCTCGGCCCGTGCCTCCGCAGCGTCGCGGTCACGCTCGGCGTTGCGGAGCAGTGTCTCCATGGATTTGAGCGCGTCACGCGGTAGCTTGTCTGCACGCCTCTGCCAGTCCAGGTCGAGGCGCAGTTTCTCGTTGATTTGTTCCATCGAGTCACGCTCACCCATGGTCGACGCGAGTAGCTCTGTCAGCTCGTCACGCTGGGCAGTCACGCGCTCCAAGTCACCGCAGGAGCAAGGGCGCGCCATCTTGTAGCTGGCAATGACCGGCAGCGGCGGGCTCGCTGGCCCATGGTCAATGTCAGTACCATCCAGGGCGTCGACGCGGATGCACAGCCGGTCAAGCGAGGCGTCGACCTCGCGGTAGGTCTTGCTCGCCACTTCACGCTGCTCCTGGTACGCAAGCTCCAGCGCGGAGACGCGGCGCAGTAGTGGCGCGTTGAGGTCGGCGAAGGCATCACGCAGGCGAGCGCGGAGCCGGTGTTGTAGTGTGGCTATCATGCTCGCACCTTCGCCAGTCGCTTCGCCAGCCTTTGCCGCTCATATGGCGTGAGTAGCGACAGCAACTCAGCAACGTCGCGCAACTCAGGACAGCCGTTGCCCGCCTCACCGAAGACGCGGCCTGCTGCCTTCTCGATTCCAAACTTGCAGTCGCAATGGTTGCCAATGTAGGCGCAGCAGCGACGGCGAACGATCTCAATGACGCGCTGCGCGTCGGTGACTGTCCGCACCCTCAAAACGGAATCGGGTCGTCGTCGACTCCGCCTCCCTGCTTGCCGCTCCAGCCTCCATCGGTGGAGTGCTGCGCACGGCCCGAAGTGGAGCCGCCGCCCCAGCCGCCACCCTGGGTTGATTCGGTGGAGTGCTGCGCACGGCTTCCGCCGCCGCCGTCGTTGCGTGAGCCGAGGAAGTTCACCTGCTGCGCGACAATCTCGAACGTCTTGCGCTCGTTGCCATCGCGGTCGGTGTACTTGCCCGACTGGATGCGACCCTCAACGTAGACCTCGCGGCCCTTGGCAAGGTACTTGCCGCACGCTTCGGCCTGATGGCCCCACACGACGATGCGGTGCCACTCGGTGCGTTCCTGGCGGTTGCCGTCCTTGTCGTTCCACATCTCGCTGGTGGCGATGCTGAGGTTGCAGACGGGCTGGCCTGACTTCGCGTAGCGTAGCTCGGGGTCTTGCCCGAGGCGTCCGACGAGAATGACCTTGTTGACGCCGCTCATTCGCCAGCCTCCTCAAACCCAAGCTTCTCAAGCTCTGCCATTCCGACTGATGCGTCTTCGGCGAACGGCCATGCCTCGTCTTGAGGCTCGCAGCCGAGTTCGTCGAAGTTGCGGCATGCCGAATAGAGCCACCACCCGTCGCCGGTATTGTATGCCTGCTTGGCTGCCTCATCGCCACAGTCGCAGAACGTCTGGTCACTGTCCATGTATCCACTCCTTTGCCACTCGCGGCGGCTGTATCACTGTCTCTTCGTCGTAATCTCTGGCAGCGCGGCGCAGGTCGCGCTCACTGCCATAACTCCGCGGCGTCAACACGCCGTCACGCCACACGTTGAGGCTGTGCATGTGCCTGCCGTACTTCGTAACGTCAGTCTCTGGCTTGATGAACTTGGCCATCACTCACCACCCCGCCTACGGCCAAGCCAATAGACGCCGCGCCCATCCTCGCCGATGAGTGTGTGCATGTTCGGTAGCCAACCCAGTTCAACAGCGTGCTTGCGAGCCGCTCGCAACTCTCGGCGCCCGGCGAACCGCCCACCCTGCATGAACTTGATCGCCGCCACCCTACGGCGTAGCGCTCGCCGGCTAGCGCGCTTCATCTTACGTCCCATCACTCGCCTCCCTTCACATCGCGCATGTGGAGCGCCTCTCGTGCGGCGACCTTCGCGCCATACTTGTCAGAGCAGCGGCCTTGGTCGCAGATTCGGCCACGCTCGTCATACAGCGACCATTCCCAAGCCTGGAGTTCGTCCCACCAGATAACTGTCGCGAGCGACCGTTTGCCTGACGTCAACGACTCACTGCCGTGCTTGCCAAGTGGCAGCCACTTCACATGCGACCAGCGGCCGTCGTCACCCTGGCGCCAGTCGCGCTCCAGGTTCACCATTAGCTTGCCGTGAGCGACCTCAGCGAGTAGGCTCGGAGTCATCCCGAGCGACCGTGCCATGTCGAGCACAAGGAACAGCACGTCGGCCAACTCGGCCCGCGCAGCCTCGCCGTCGTTGGCTTCGATAGCCTCGGCGAGTTCGTCGACCTCTTCACGCAGCTTGAGCATCACACCGGTACGGTTCGGCACTCCGTAGAGTGTCGACTGCATAATCTGGATGGCTCGCGACACATCACCCAGGTTGGACGGCAACGCATTGGCTGCCACGTTCTTCGCTCTGTCGAGGTCAGTCATCACTCTGCTCCTGAACTATCTCATGGACCGCGCCACACCCTCTCACCACGCACTCAGCGCGCAGTGGGCTGACTCGGCGCATGCGCACCATGCCTGGGCAGCGGCCACAATACGGCGCGTAGTTTGGCCACCGCCGCATGTTGACCGACGCGAAATTCAAGGGATGGTCAGCATATTCGTCGCCCTTCAGCATCACTCACCACCCTTCTGCAATCGCTCAATCACCCCACCCATGACAGCCCATGCGCCGTAGATATCACCGTCCATCTTGTCGCGCACGCGTTCGGCCTCGCCCATCGTCAGCCCGTTGACCATGGCAAACGCACGGGCGATATCCTTCGGGTCGGGATACGCCTCGACGAACCACGCCGCGAGGTCGAGTTGCTCAGCCGGCTTGGCGAGCTTCGCAATGGTCCCAGCCATACGGAAGCCGCCCGCGTCGCCATCCCAGCCCTTGTCTTTGTCGCCCTTGCGTGCGGTACGCCATGCTTTCACAACGGCAGGATGCAGGCCCATGGCGTCGCACTCCTTGGCGAAGCGCTCGGCACTCATCGGCGGGTTCCGCGCTGGCTTCGCCTCGGCGTCAGGCTCACGCTCGTCGATGACTTCAGCGTCTTCGATGTGCTCAGGCTCGGCAGCCTTCGGGGCCTCGGCCGACCGGATGTTGCGCGGCGCGGGTTCGTTGCGAAAGTCGTGCACCTCGTCGGGCGTGTAGACGCCGCTCAACACGTCAGGATAGACGGCCCGTGCGAGCTTTGCCGCGCAACGATGGCGCAGCATATCCTCGGGATGTTGCTTCCATGGCCCGCGGTTGAGCAGCCCGGCGCGCTTCGCCTGGTCGATGCTGTAGCTCATCGAGGTCTTGCGCTCGGAGCCTTTGCGCTGCGTCTCATACGTCGCCACCTTGTCGGTGGTCTCGATGAGATCGAAGTATATGCACTCGGCGTGGCTCAGGACGACGCCAAGCATTGCGCTGGATGACAGTGACGGCTTTCCGTCGATGACATGGATATTGTACAGCGACTCGATGGGGCCCCAATTAAAGCGGGCGCCATACATTGCCATGATGGTGGCATCGCCTGCGCTCTGGACTCCCTTCGGCAGCAGGCCCGCCCTGCCCAGTTTGGTGAAGGCGTCAATGGTTCGCTCCATGGCTCCGATTGAGTCGCCGCCCTGTATTGCTAGTTCAGTGCTCATGGTGCTGCCTCCAATGCCGCGATGAGTGCCTCGGCCTCGGTGTCATAGGCGCCGAGCTTTGGGGATAGATCAAAGCCGCTATCGCGAAGCCTCCACTTGCCACGCCGGCCGCACCCAATGGCGTAGATGGCTCGCTTGCATGGTAACCCGTTGACTACATCGTCCCCCCACGCCTCGCGCACTAGCGCCAGCAGGCAGCCGACGGTTGCGGGGTCTGTGAGGTCAGGCAGTGGCGCCATGCCTGTATCGTCAGGACCGCTGTCGTAATGCCTTAGGAAGCGAGCGACATCATCGAGGTACTTCATCCCCGGCATCCACCGCCAGTGCTTGCAGGCGACTGCGCGCCGTGCGAGGTCTTGTGTGTCGCTCATCCTGCCACCTCTGACTCGCATGCTGATCGAATGCCATCAATCACCGCCCATGCTTTCTTTTTGATGTACAGAAGGGCATTCATCGACCACCGTTCCACAATGGCGTGATTGATGGCCGCGAAGTGAAACTGTTCACCTGATGGCTTCGATGCGATAAGCCACGCGTAGCCACGCACAAGGTCTTCCCGCCTCTTAGCAATCGCGACAGCATATGCTGCATCCTCCTCACTCATATGATGGACGCAGTGCGCGTCCATCCCGTCCTGACGCAGCGCGTCCAGCATCTCTTGACCGCTCATCCCAACCGCCTCCGTTCCTTAATCTCTTGCCAATCCATGCCAGCGCCGTCTGGATGCGCGTCAATCCTGCGCCGCTCGTCGTGCTCCGCGAGGTGCGCGTCTTCGAGAACGAAGCGCCCCAACTCGGGGTAGTGCTCGAGCAGCTCGGCGCGCATCGTCTTCGTCTTGGCCCACGTCGGGCGCGGACTCATCCGTTTGCGCAGGATGCCGACCGACACGCGCTCTAGCGGCGTGGTGTCGATGACGTGCGCAACCAGCTCGGCGAGCGCGTCTGCTTCGCCGCGAGTCATCGCATCAGACTCCATGCCGCCACGATGAGTGTGCATATGCCGATGACCTCCATTAGGCTGACGCCAAGGCTTCGAGTGCCTCGTCTCGCTGCATTCTGATCAGTGCGACCTCGACCCTCAACTCACACACCTCGACCTGGAAGTCGACGCACCGCTGCACGGCCCGCCGAGCGTTCTGCGCTAGGAGCCGCCTCAGTTCATTGCGTTCGAATTTGAGCCGAGTAACATCGGCATCAAGGGCCGCAATCTGCGACCTCAACTGTTGTTTAGTCACGCCCATGCTCAAGACTCCAGACGCAGCGGTGACTATGTGTGTCATCGCGTTAAGTAGATGAAAGGCGGGCGGCGCGGCGTGAGAGCTCCGCAGCAAACACGACAAACGCCGCCCGCATGTGAATCAGCTAGTCGAGGCGTCCCAGCCGCCACCACCGCCGCCCCACTCGGCAGCGTAGACGGGTGCGCGTCCCTGCGCAGGCTCCCACATCGCGGAGCGCCACGCGGGTTCGCCGACTCGTGAGACGCAGCGAGTGTCGGAGCATCGCTCACCATCACGGCAGTCACACTCGGCGGTGTCGATAGGCTCGGCGTCGTAAATGGGCCGGCTGAGGCAGTCGCTCATTTCACCACCCCCAACTGCACAACCTCATCAGCCCCGCCATCATCATAGTGGGACAAGTCCGAGCCACAATCGGAGCACATGGCATACCGCTGCCCATGCCGACACATCGCCACGCCTCGGTTGACCACGAAGTACTGCATCTTCGGCACGAGCCCAGCAGCTATGCAGCCTTTACGCTCATCATCCGTAGCACTCACTTCACCACCTCCAACTGCACAGCCTCGGGCACGCCAGCCATGGACAGCAACGCGTCGATGCGCACCTCCACCGGCGACCACTCGCCCTCGATGCTTCGAGCGTGCCGCGTTCGCGCCATATCGCCGTGGCTGCGGAGCAGCGTTGCCGCGATGGACATCGACGGCGGAAAGGAGCCACGGAAGCCAGCCAGCGTCTCGGCGAAGGTCTCGCCCTCGGCACCCTTGGCGACCGTGGTCGTGAAGCGCCCCGAGTTCGACATCCGAGCATCGAAGCACTGGAGCATGCGCATGTGAGCCTGCGTCTCGGGCGTCACCGGCGCGAGGTCGTCGTGCTCGAAGACGTCGGGCGCGGCAGGCTTGGGTGCAACGGCGAGCAGCGGTGCGTGCAGTTGGTTGCTCATGACGCACACAGGGCAAGCAGACCCGCCGCGCCAGAGGCGCCGCCAATCACGCCAGCGACAGCAGTGATGTAGACCGAGCCGACCGCCGCAAGCGCCAAAGCCGCGACGGTGAGCACCGCGCCGCCCGTGAGCAGTCGCCGCGCAGCCGTTTTGATCCGAGTCGCTGGCGTCATCGCTAAGCCCTTTTCGGCCGCGCAGAGCACCGCGTGACCACAGTTTGTGAATATTTCTTCGTCGGCCGAGAATCGCACGGAGCGAGAAACGACGCGCGTCAGCGCAGATCGTGGCATCATGGCGCCTCCACTTGCGCTGGAGCGTTTTGCATTTTGCGAAGATCATCGCGTCCAACCTGCGCACAAAGAAGCTCTGCGGCCGAGATTGCGCCACCTGTGGCGGAGTCGATCTTGTGCGCCACTCTCCTACCAGCGAGGCGTTTGCCCTTTAGGATCATGGATATGTGACTGTTACTAATACCGGCAATCTCGCAGAAGTCCGTCTGGCTTAGGCCTTTCGCCTTCAACCAGGTCGCAAGCTGTTCGTGAATCTTCATGACCATCAAGCTAGCCGCGACCCACTATGAGCACAAGCACTTTTCGCAAAATGGGAACTCTTAATTGGCTACCACCCCAACAAAGGCCTCTAGATCCGTGGCAGAGAAGACGCCCGTCAGTAAACTTTCCAAGGACACGGGTGAGCGCATAGCCCGGCTCCGCACGGCCCGCGGTAAGACGCTGCAGGACGTCGCCGCGGGCACAAACCTCGCAACGTCACAACTGAGTGCGGCAGAACGCGGCAAGCGGCGGATAAACCTCAACGCTCTTGAGGATATAGCTGCGTACTTTGGCGTGCCAGCTCGGGTGCTGCTTCCAGGAAGCGACGATCTGGAGGAGCACTTGATCCCGAATCTCAATAGCGATGAGCGGCTGCTTCTTGATGCGCTTCACCTCGATGATGTCGAGACGCTGCTACAGGCAGTAGGGATCGTCATACAGAACAAGATCGACCGCATTACGCGCACAGCCTAAATCCCATTGTGGGGTTGACTGATTTCGCTGATTGTGTAAAACAGGTGCATGAACACAGCACCACACGCACCTACAGCACCCACAGCCTTTGATGCCGGTACGCCACCGTGAGCCTCAAGCCCATGGACGTGTCGCGGATCATCACGAGCACTAGTGCGGGCCCACGCGGCCTGACCGACCAGCTGTTCCTGATCGCGATCGCTCACGCCGGCCCGTTCAAGAGCGCTGCCGAGTGGCGCCCGTTTGCGCTTACCTACGCCATGAGCAGGCTAGGTTGCGCTGAGGTCACCGCCATCAAGGCCCTCGATCGACTTGAGGCCAATGGATGGATCACGTCACGTATTAGGCGGGGCTGCCCGACCCAATTCGCCATCAACGAGTCGAAGCTGACCTCCCAAACAAGTGAGGGTGGTACCACCCAAACTATTGTAGGTGGTGGCACCCCAACAAGTTTGGGAGGTCAGAACGACCCCACCACCCAAACAAGTTGGGGTCAACCACCCAAACAAGTTGGGGTCAACCACCCAAACAAGTTGGGGACAGATCAGAGTTCTTCAGAGTCTTTCAGAGAATCACCTTCTCTTAAAGAAGAAGAAGACCGAGCCGTTCCGACCTACCTCTCGGCCTCACCAGCAGACCTCGTTGACCTCGTGTTCTTGCTCAACCGCAAGGGCAAGCATCGAGTCATGGAGCACGGCTTTAAGCTGGAGAAGATTGTCAGGCTCGGCAACGAGGATCTGAACGACGTTGGCATCACCACCCCAGAGGAACGAGCCAAGTGGCTCCTAGCTGGCTACCGCGAGCTTCTGACCGAAGGAAAGAAGGCGGCGCCGGTGGAATGGATCTGCGACCGAGCAGTGGGCCAATTCACGAAATCACGCAAATCATCATCACCCACCAACGGCAAGCGTCGCCGCATTGACTGCGAGACCAACCTCGACGTGTGGGCCCAAATTGCAAAGGACCTTGAGAAGAAATGAGGATCCAACGAACAAAGCCGCACCTCACTGCCAGTCGGGACGACTGCGACAAGTGCGAACGCGGCTGGATTGAGCGAGTGAACGAGTCGGGCAGCCTCAGAGCTGCCCGGTGTGACTGCTACTCAAGCGCCATCGCAGCCGGTCGACTCAACGCAGCTCGAATACCGTTCAGCTACTTCGGTGCCATGAGCCTCGACCTGTCAGCGCCGTCTGGCTCCGACGGCTGGCGCGAGGCGTCGGCTGCGCTGGCTCGGAGTACTGCGGAGGGTGACGGGCTGTTGACGCTCATCGGCCCGCCTGGGTCGGGCAAGTCATGGCTCATGGCGAATCAACTTCGGCGAGCCGCTGAGACTCGCTCGGTTGCTTGGCTGTCGACGCGAAGCATCCACCAGACGCTCAAGGCGTTCGGCGGTCTTGATGTCGCGATTGAGCACCTGCTCAGCGTCGAGGTTCTGGCTATCGATGAGATTGGGTACACCCGAGCAGGCCGGAACGGCGAGACGTCGTTTGCCATGGACGTCATCACCCAGCTGCTGTGTGACCGGCTGGAGCGCGGCTGGTTGACTTGGTGCACCTCGAACAGTGCGCCAGATGAACTGGCCGGTGATGTAGGGCCTGCCGTCTACGACCGCCTGCGCGGCGGTGGGGTGTTCGTCATCTCGGGCCAGAGTATGCGAGGGCTGGCATGACCTACGAAGAGATTGCCGAAGAGTTCATCTACAAGCTCATCACACTGCCGGACATCCTCAGCGACGTCGGCGACAGACTCAGCGCGGAGATGTTTCCGACACGGACGACGCGCCTGCTCTTCGAGGCAGTCAAGCACCTGCACAACAGCGGGACCCGCGCTGACATTGTAACCGTGAGCAGTGTGCTTGAGCAGAGCATGTCAGTTGCTGAGGTTAAGCAGGTCACGTCTGGCTATTGGGACGCGGGCGGCTTAGGCAGCACAGGACTCGGGATCCGGTCAACGTTCAAGTACCTTGAGGACGGCTGGCGGCTCATCCAGGCACAACGCAAGGTTGAAAGGGTTCTCAGCGACCTCAAGAGCACGCCCATCGGTGATGTTGAAGGCTCTATCGGTGACGCAGTGCGAGACCTTCGGTTCCTTGAGGAATCGCACAAGTCCAGCGCCAAGTATGGCAGCGCCGCTCACTACGCCGCGGCTTGGGTGCATGACCTCAAGGCCCGCGCCGAGGCTGGCGGGCAACTGCCGGGCGTGACTACCGGCTACAGCAACCTGGACGATGCGATTGGCGGCTGGACGCCCGGGAACAACTACGTCCTGCTTGCCGAGACGGGTGTTGGTAAGACCGCAGTCGGCTTCGCACTAGCTGTCGCTGCGGCTGAGAAGGGCAGCGGCGTGCTTGGCTGTAGCATCGAAATGGGACCCTCGGAGATTGTGGGGCGCATGGTGGCCAACCTTGGCCAAGTGTACGCCTCGACGTTCATTCGCCCGGTTGTTCGGCAGGGCGAAGGGCCAGACCGGCCAAACGACGACCGGGTGTTCCTGAACGTCGATAAGACGCTGACCGGCGTTCGGCGCCTCACTGCCATCGGTGAAAACCTGATGCTGTCGGATGAGTCATCGCTCACCGTTGCCGACGTTCGAACCATGGTCCGCGAGATAAACCGAGCTCGGGCGACCGCTGACCGCGTGGCAGCGTCGAAGGCGACCAAGGAGAAGCCGGCGCCGCCGCCACTGGGTCGCCTCAGCCTGCTCATCATCGACTACTTGCAGCTCATCGAGGGCGACGGCGGCAAGAATCGAGAGCAGGAGGTTGCAAAGATATCCAAAGACTTTAAGCACCTCGCCCGTGCTGAGGGTCTTGCCATTCTGGAACTGAGCCAAGTCAACGAGCATGGCAGGGCCCGAGAGTCCAAACAGATCGAGAACGACGCGACCACCATCATGCACCTTGAGCACGTCGACCCCGACGCAGCCGAGCAGGCCAGCGCGAGCGGCATGGATGTCGAGGTTCAGTTGCGATTCAAGAAGAACCGGCACAACGCCAAAGCTAAGCCGCGGTTCTGCTTTCAGAAGCGGTTCCAGCGCTTTGTGGAGATTGACCAATGAGTGAATGCATCAGCATGGCAGAGTTTGCCGAATCAGTGGCGCCTGAGCGTGAAAGGCTGTCCGAGCTGGGGCGCCTGCTGGACATAGCTAGTCAAGAGCGTCGGGAGTGCGACAGTGAGGCTATGGAACTCATTGTCGTGGCCGAGATTGAAGAGCTGAAAGCCGAGCGCGCCGCGCTCATTCAGGAGTTGATGGAAGCGTGTGCTGCGATGGGTCTCGGAGGCGCCCCCATCGAGGCCGAAGCGAGCCCTGGCTGTGCGCAGCACTCCCCAGCCATTGCGAAGGCAGCGACGCTGCTCAAGGACTGCCGGCGCCTGCTGCCGGGGTCGACGCTGGGTGACAGGCTGCGGTCGCGGATTGGGGCTTGGTTGCGTGAGTGGGGTGAGTCGTGAGTGGGCACGCGATTGAGTGGGTGACCTACAACGAGACGGCGCGAGTGAAGCAGACTCGCCTCAACATCGCTGGTTACACAGCTGAGGTCTGGCTTATGCCAAATGGGCAATGGTGCACCTCGGCGCACTGGAGCTTGTCGAGCATGCATCGGAGCCTGTTTCGTGACACATGGACCGACACTGAGCACGAGGGGCGCACCGCTGCGCTGAAGGCCATCAGGCGCGACGCCATCGACATGGCGAAGCTGATGGGCAAGGTCGTCGCTGCGGTGACTGCTGAGCTGGGTGACTCGCCGTGAGCTGTGAGGCGCCAAGGGCTGAGCGCGTCGTGCACTTCGTGGTGCCAGGCCGCCCGGTGCCCAAGGCGCGCATACGTCGCGGCAAGGGCCGTTTCTACACAAAGTCTAGGACTGTCGCGTATGAGTCGAGCGTCGGGCGTGAGGCGCTGGCTGTGGGCCTCTCACGGGAAGTCGGGCCGCTGACGCTTCACGTCGATGTGTGGCGCGCGACGCGGCTGCGTTACGATGTCGACAACCTGCTCAAGGCTGTGGTCGACGGCATGGTCAAGTGTGGCGCGCTGAGTGAGGACAATATGACGGTGGTGACTGCGATGAGCGTGCGGCACTGTGGGGTGGACAGGGCCCAGCCGCGGGTTGAGGTGACTGTGACGATAGGAGGCGAAGATGCGCGTCGCAACTCCTGAGAAAGCGGCGCGCACGCTGCGCTATTTCCGCAGCGTCTACGGCTGGCTGTCGGTGGACTGCGACGCGTGCGGCGGTAGGCTATGTCTGGGATGACGGATTTGTGAGTCGTCTCGACTGTTCCTACTGCCAGGACGGCAAGGTTCATCGTGCGGTGCGTGGGCCAAAGGCCATGCCTGCGGGGCTCAGTGATGACGCTGCGTGGGCTTGGATATGTGAGGTGACTGTGACGATAGGAGGTGTGGAGTGAAGGACGTGATGATGGCTGGGGGTGGACGTGGGCGGATGTTGATGACGATAGGAGGTAGCGGTGCGGTATCTAGTTGATGGCGCTGAAGTGCTCGGGACGGTATTCAAGCACGAGGCAATGTGGCGCTGGGTCACGCCTACCAGTCGAGGTGCGACCGATTCCAAGCGCAAGGCCAAGTCGGTGGTTGAAGAGGTGGCGGGCGTGTACAGCGCGAGGTGGACCAAGGTGCGCCCGCAGCGCCGTGAGCCCAGGCCAGCGACGAGCAAGCGTGACATTCGGCGACTGCGGCGCCATAAGCCGGCAGGCTCCGACGCCTTTGGTGTGGGCGACAGTCTGCCCGTGCCGCGTATCCAGACTAGCCTCGTGCCTGACAAGCGGCATGGACACGTCTGGTATCTCGGTATTGTGACGCACGATTACGCCAATCCGGGCGCGTTGCAGTGGATACCTATTGAGTGGACATTGACGTGGAGCCTCAGTGATCGACCTGCGCCAAGGGAGGCGCACTGCATGCGAGTGCATGCACGGGAGCACTCACGAGAGTTGGGCTTGCCCGCCTTCGTTGTCGACGAGCCTGCGGGCGTGTGGGCACAGCTGCATCAGGACTACTCTGTGGAGTTTGGCCAGCGAGGCGCGGTCGTTGATGGGCGTGCTGTTGGCTGGGAGGCACGGGATGGCTGATGGTGAGATGATGCGCCGTGGCACGCTGTCCCTTTTCGAAGGTAAGCGTGATGTCGTGCTACCGCTCGCCGACTGCGCCGACGGTCCCGGTCACTCGTGGTTTCGGCGTGGACAGGTGTTGCACTGCTGGGAGTGCGACGCGACCGGGCTGGTGGTCGGCCCTGCTCCGACGCCTGCGGACCCTATCGCTGCTGCCACTGCTCGGAAGCGCAAGGCTGATGGGCTCAAGGCGCGGCTGGACGCTGCGACTGAACTCGTGCGGTTGGCTCGGGAGCACTTTGGGTTGGGGCTGTTGGAGAGCGCTGAGCGTGCGCTGGATTGGAGGTGAGACGATGAGTGATTTGGCGGCAATGATGCATGGCGTGGTGGAGGCGACGCGCAGGCAGGCTGAGGTTGAGTGCGTGTTTGAACTCGCAGCGGCACTGGCTGAGGTTGGGGTGGCGAGTTCTGTTCGTCTCAATGCGAGCCCGCTCCCACGCACCGCTAGGCGGTCGCGCAAGAGGCTGCGGGGGCACCAGGCTGCGTTCGTGGCATGGTGGTCGCAGAGGTGTACGCAGGCGGCTGGTCGGCACATGCAGGTAGCGGGAGAGTATGCGAAGGTGACATCAGGAGGTACAGAGTGAATGATTTCGAAGTGCTGCGTCAGGTGGCTGGCGTTAGGGAGTTGCTAATCAATGCGACGGCTGAGGTGGCGGAGATGGTGCATACTGCCACCAATATGGGTGTGCCTGACGCTGCGCACGATGCGCTGGCCGACGTCGAGCGTTTGGCCGCCAGTATGGCTGAGGCTGTTGAGAAGCTAAGGCGCGACGTTTGGTGCGGTAGGGAGAATGGGGGTGTGGACGCGCTGGCTGACCGGCTGGTGCAGGCTATTGAGCGAAAGAGGGGTGATCGATGAGCGGGCTGGATGAGGCGGTGGCAGGCATGGTCAATGCGATGCGTAGGGAGGCAGTCACCCGCAGTGGGTGGTCCGGTCGGTGCAAGAGGGCCGCGGGGCTCCACGCGCAGGCGTCGTCGCTGTATGCAGTGGTAGCGACTGACATGCCCAGTAGCGACGTGGGGTTTCTTTAGCCGGGCGCCAATTGGGAGGGCCCGAAATCCGACCCAAACGCGCACACGTTTTTGCCCTGGGAAACATCGAACAAACAGGCCTTCGGCCAAAATTTGATCAAGCTGTCGGCCACATGTTCGAACGCGTTCGGCCGGCGTGCGACGCCAGCGTTCGACCTGGGCGAACGATAAAGCTAGACTGTTCGGCATGGCCGGACGAGCAGCCAAGGGACTAGACGACAAGCTCCGTGCCTTCGAGTTGAAGGCCGACGGACTGAGCAACCGCGCCGTGGCCAAGGAACTCGGCGCAGCCCCCAGCACCGTCGGGGCGTGGCTCAAAGACCCGGCGCTCAAAGCCGCGTGGAAGACAAGCGGCCGCAACGTCGCCACGCCCCCACCGCCCGCAGCTCTTGCCACGACAGCGACTGAGCTGGTGCGCGTCGACCCGCCGCCACCGGGCGACCTCGGCCTCAACCCACAGACTGAGGCGCTGGTCGGCCACGCACTCGCATCGGGCAATGGCGAGGAGATTGCCGCGTGGTCCGCTGGCCTTCGCGCTGACGACGTGGCTGCGTGGCGCGAGATGGCGGCCAAGGGTGAGGAGCCTTACCGGTCGGCGGTGTCGCGCATCCGTCGCACGGTCGCAGAGGCGGCCATACGGCTATCAACGCTCATTGCGGGAGGCGCCACCGGCTATCAGGCACGCAAGATGGTGCTTGAGCACATGGATCCAGCGTGGAGCATCGCCACCGAGGACAAGGTATCCGACTCCGACCGTGCGAGCGGCCTAACCGATGAGCAACTCGATGCCGTGATTCGGGCGAGCGATGAGCAGGCCGCGGCAGCACTTGCCATCGAGCTCCGCGAGACTGAGGCCGAGGCGCTGGCCTTCGTGGCCGCGCAATGACGCTCATCGTCCCAGCGCGGACGGCCCGAATCGAAAGAGCGAAGCGGGCGGCATACGAGTCCTTCGAAGCGTTCTGCCGGCTGATGATGCCCGCAGCGGTGCCTGGTCAAAAGGTTGTGTGGGCCTGGTACCACTCGGCTATCTGCGACCACATGCAGGCGCTTTACGACGGGCGCATACGGCGACTGCTCATCGCCATCCCGCCCGGGCACACCAAATCGACCATCATCAGTATCCTGTACCCGTGCTGGGTGTGGCTCAATAGCCCTTGGGAGTCGTTCCTGTGCGGCAGCCACTCGCTCAAGCTCGCTACCCGCCTCAACGTCGACCGTCGCCGCATTCTCGATTCGCCGCTTTACCAAGAACTGCTGCAACCGCAGTGGCAGAAGGAGAAAGGGTCCTGGCAGAAGACCGTTTTCAAGAACACCGACGGCGGCCAAATGCTGGTGACCAACACCATCACTCCCAGCGCGCTCGGCGAACACGTCGACCAGCAGATCCTAGACGACCCAGCCCAGAATAAGTGGGCGTACGGGCCGCAACTCCAGCAGGTCAACGAGCAGTTCGGCAGCACCCTCCAAAGCCGCTTTAGGAACCAGAACGAAGCCAAGACGTGCGTGGTGGCGCAGCGGCTCGCGACCCTCGACCTTATCGGCTACCTGCTGGAGAACGAGCCTGAACGGTGGGACTACCTTTGCCTGCCCGCGGAGTACGACCCCGAGTTCAGCACGCCGCCCACGTCCATCGGATTTACCGACCCGCGCACGGTCAAAGGCCAGATACTCAGCCCCGTTCGCCACCCTCGCGAGTCGCTCGAATACATCAGGCACAAGCACGGCTCGGGCGTCTACCAGAGCCAGCAGTTGCAGCGCCCGAAGGCTGCGGGCTACGGCAACATCTTCTCCACCGACTGGTGGCAGTTCTGGCAGCCGAGCGCGGAGCACGGCGGATTGCCCGGCCGCATCGAACAATACATCGGTGTCGTCGACAGCGCGTTTGGTGAAGCGTCCAGCGAGTCGGACTTCACGTGCGTCCAAGTGTGGGGGCGCATCGGTCGCCACGCGTACCTACTCGACCAGATACACGACCGCATTACCTTCACCGAGCTCATGACCCGACTGCTCGGGCCAGTCATCGCCAGCAAGCGCTCGGGAGGCGGTCTCATTGAGCGGTGGCAAGCGTGTACCACGTGGCACATCGAGCAGGCGAGCAACGGCGGCGCCATCGTCAGCACCCTACGCGAGCACATGCCGCGCACTGCGACGATCGTGAGCATCGACCCCCGTGGCGACGGCAGCAAGCTCGCCAAGGCTGTCGCCGTGTCGCCCATTGTCGAAGGCGGATACGCGCACCTCCCCGACCCCGAGACACACTCATGGGTGCCCGGGCTTGTCGAGGAGGGCGCACAATTCGGCGCCGGGGCTCCACATGATGACCGCGTTGATTGCGTGCGGATGGCGCTGTCGCACTTCGGGGCGCGCATCGGCGTGGGGTCGTACGTTCCCAAGCGCGAGAAGCCTTCTAGCGACTTTTCGGCAGCCGCGAGCAGATGGGGCGCCCCAGGTACGATGCGCTAACTGTTCGCCCCAGCCGAACAATCGTTGGCAATTGTTCGGCTGAGTCGATAAGTTGTGCCCATGGCGCCACGCTCTCCCAACTTCTGGACGCGTATCCGGTCGGTCTTCAGGCCGACACAGGCCGTCGCGCTTGGGTGGGATGAGCCAACTCCATCCGTTCCCACCGCCGAGGGCTACGAGCGCACATCAGCCTCGGGCACTCAGTACGGCTACGGCCAAATCACCGGCTACGAGCGGAACACTGCACTGACCAGTGAGCAGTGGTGCCACGACGCTGAGGACATGCTTCGCCGAGACGGTGTGGTGCGGCTCGCCGTCGAGGGCTACTTGCAGACCATCCGGTCGGCGACGTGGAAGTTCGTGGCTGCCGACGACTCGCCACGTGCCGAGTATTACCGCGCATTCTTCGCCGATATGTGGTCGCGCATGCGCTACGGCTGGCAAGACCAGCAGCTCAGCTATTTGAGCCGGTACGCGCTCGCTCCGGGCTTCCGCTACGCCGAGCAGATTGACTGCGTGAGGCGCAGCAGTGTCGACGGTCAGTTGCGCACCATGGTCGACTTCTTCGCTGACTGTGAGCCTTCGGCGCACTATCGCTGGGTGAGCGACGACGGCGGTCGCACGCTCTCCGCTGTCCAGCAGATTGACCGCGGCGCGACCTACGGCGGCATCATCGACAGCAGTGGCAACCCGTTGTCTGTCAGTCACATGCCGGTGACTCCAGCCAATCGCCTGTTGCTTCTGACGCATGGATTTACTGGCACCAACTGGGCAGGTGACGGCGGCATTATGCGGTCCGTCTGGGCCGATTGGAAAGACAAGACCGCGGCGAAGGACGCCCGCGCTATAGGCCTCAACCGCTTTGCCGCGCCAGTTCCGCACGTCAAGACCGACCGCATGGGTATGATTAATGCGGGCTATTCCCCAGACGAAATCGCGCAGGCCTCTGACGCAGCGTTCGCCTCAGCCTCACAATGGGCGGTCGGCGGCGCCACAGCAATTCAGTCCGACACGCTGATCAACATCGATTTCATCGGCGGCGTCTTCGATGCCAGCCAGTGCAACGACACAATCCGCCAGAGCAATGACGAGATTGTCTCGGGCCTGCTCCAGCCGTTCCTTGCGATGGGCCTCGGCGACACGACCGGCAGCCGCGCTCTGTCAACACAGTCCGCATCACACTTCGACGTATGGGTCGAGAATGTCGCCGACAACATCGCAAGCCAAATCAACGGCGATGACCGGCCTGGAGGTGGTGTTGTGGGTCGCATCATGAAGGCTAACGGGTGGGAGAGTGAGATGCATCTCGCGCCCAAGATTGCACACTCAGGCCTCGACACCGACGCGTTTAATGAACTGGTGGGCGTCCTGAGTGCCTGGAAGTCGACAGGTCTCCTGCGGCATAAGGCGCTCATCCGTCCAATCCTTGACCGCATGGGTATCGAGTACACCGACGCAGAACTCGACGCCATCAGCAAGGATGTAAGCGACGGCCAGGAGCAGGCCTCCGTGGTAGCAACCGACGAGGGCACAGGCCGCGAGGCGCCCGCTGGGCGTCCAGGCCCTGGGCGCCCAGGTCTTGAGGGTGGCGCTGAGGACCCTGAACCCAATCGCAAGCCCCGAACGGTGAAACCATGAGCCACGTCTGGGCAATTGAGCCAACACATTTGACCCGAGCCATGGGTGAGGCGCTTGCCGCGTCTGATGGTGATGCGCCAGAGGGCTACACCGTCAACGGTAGCGAGGCGGTCATTGCCATTTCGGACATGATTACACCGACGCCGATGTTCGGCTGGTTCGGCCCGATGGGCACCGCGTGCTCGACGCTGCTCGACGCCATCGCCGCAGCCAAGGCCAACGCAAACATCACCAGCGTGACCTTTGCTGTCGATTCCCCGGGCGGCATCGTCTCGGGCGTCCGCGAGGTCATGCAGGCGATTCGCGACATTGGCAAGCCGACTACTGCCCGCATTGACGGCCTGTGCTGCTCGGCTGCGTACTGGATGGCGTCAGCGGCTGACACGATGGTCGCCACCGTCACCTCGACTGTCGGCAGCCTTGGCGTGATGAAGCCGGTCGGAAAGGGGCCACAAGGTCTTAAGTTGTTCCGCTCGTCCGACTCGCCGGCCAAGTGCGCTGCGCCCGACAGCGAAGAGGCTGACCAATATCAGGTCATCGTCGATGACTTCGCTGCCATCATGTTTGACGACATCGCGCAGAACCGCGGTGTTAAGCGTGAGGGACTCGCCGCGGCTTATGGCGCAGGCGCGATCCTCCCAGCTCGCAAAGCTCTCGGCATGGGCCTTATCGACGGCCTGACTGATGCCACTAGTTCACCCAGCCCCGGCGCTCGCGCCAATGACACAAGCCCGGCCCTCGCCGGAATGGAGGCCCCTATGGAGGGGAACGCCGACCTGGACGAGATGAGCCAGGACGAACTCAAGGCCCTGGTGCGCAAGCTCCGCGGTGATGACACCCAGGACGAGGAGGTGGCCGCCGATGATAACGGCGGCGCACCGGACGAAAGCACAGAAGACAAGGAGGAAGAGGCCATGAGCCAACCCGCCGCGGCCTCGGCCGCTGATGTCGACAAAGACATCGAACTCAACAAACTCCGCCAGCAGTTGGCGCGGGCTGAGGCGAGCCTCAACGTGCAGCAACTGCATGCTGCGCAGGCTCAGGCCCAGGTCAAGACGCAGCGTATCGACGCGCTCATCGCCTCGGGCCGTATCGGCACCAGCGACGCCGCCAAGGCGCTTGCCGAGCACGCGTACGACGCCGAGATGGCAAGCGCCGAGGAATACGCCGTGGCCAATGGTTGCGACCTCGCGACCGCCGCCGCCGCGTGCCCCGTTCGGCTGTTCAGCGACCTGGAGGCCCTCAGCGCTGGCGCTGGCAATCCCGCGCTTGGCTCGACCTCCATTGGCGGCGCGCCCAACGTCGCCAACGTGGACGCCACCCTGGCGACCGCCGCTGGCATTGACCAGTGGGTCAAGGCGCACATCGCCGAAAACGAAGGCGTGGATTACGCATCAGCAATGGCTGCGTTCCAGGTCGCCCACCCCCGCGAATATGCGGCGTACGCAGGAGGCGCATGATGAACCAGGACTACTCAGTGACCACCGATGGGAGCACCGCCTTTTCCATCGGCGATGCTTTCGCCTTCAGCGCGGCGGGGCTCGCAACCAGTGTCTCAGGTGCCGGCTCGGCCATTGACGGCGTGATGCTTGAGGGCTGCGGCGCCACCGACACGGTTGACCTCAAGGCCGTCGTCCTTGGTCGAGTGACTGGCAAGGCAGGCGCTGCCATCACCGCAGCAACCGCCAGCCACGCTCTGATGATCAACGCCAGCAACAAGTTCGTTCCGTATGTCTCAGGCGCTGGGAATGTGCATGTGGCCAACTGGCTCCCGCATCCGGGGCAACTCACCGCAGCAGCCGACGACGAGATCGAAATCGTTCTCGTCGGCTCCCCGCTGGACCGATAAGGAGGGCTGAAACATGTCATTCACTCGTAACGGGCAGCGGCCCGTCGACCCCGTCGTCACCGGCCTTACTGCGGCCGGCCTTGAGCAGTCTTTCCTCATCGACCAGGGAGTCATCCCCCGCGTCGACGTGAAGGGCAATATCAGCGGTACGTGGATGGCGGCTAACCCGCGAACCGCTGCCAATATCACAGGCAAGAACCTTGTTCGTGCTCGTGGTGCAGACCGCAACGTCAGCCACCGCCTTGACCCGTTCAATGGGACGTTCAACTGCAAATTCTACTCGGACTCAACTCCGCAGGATATGCAGCAGGACCACATCATCGACCAGTTGACGGAGGATGTGGACGTCGCCACCGAGGTCGCGAACCGCATCAAGCTGGAGGCTGAAACCCGCCTCCGCGACCTGCTGTTCAATACCAGCAACTGGGTTGACTACACCTGCGCCGGCATCCCCAATGGCGGTTCGACTCAATGGGACCAAGCAGGGGCCACACCGCTTGTGGACCTCTCGGCCATCATGCGCCTGTTCCACCTCCAGTCTTGGGGGCGTCGACTCAACACCGTGCTCCTCTCTTACGATGTGGCAAGTGTGCTGAGCGCCAACGAAGAGGTTCGGGGTTACGCGCCGAATGCCTTCGGGGCTGCCGCCGGTGTCGGCTCCCGCGTACTGTCGACTGCCAACGACTTTTCGGGGCTCAAGACCGTCATTGCCCAGGTAATGGGGATTCCCGCACATCGTGTGTTCGTTGGCGGCGCTGTTCAGGACACCTCGAACATTGGTCAGTCGTCTGCGACCAAGGCGGCAGTCTGGTCAGACCAGATCTGGCTGGCGCACGTGGACCCGAAGCAGAGGTTTGCAGGCAAGGAGGGCGCCAAGGCAAAGCTTGGCCCCACAGCGGCCGTCGACTTCTGCGCGTACGACTTCCGGGCTGGGGCCTTCGATGTGCCTGGCGGCATTCACCGAATCTCGTACGCCGAGCAGGCGAACGACTTCGTGGCCGTCGATGCCGAGCAAGCTATCCTCATCACCGACGTTCTGCTTTAAGGGAGACGCGCCATGGCTATGTATTGTTTTGAGCCGAAAGACCGACTGTCAGCCACCTGCGTGCCGACCCCGAAAGGGCAGCGGAACGGGCAGGACTGGCGAGCTGGCAAACAGTTTGAGATTGCCGACTTTGATGGTCTCAAGGAGGCCATCGCGGCAGTCAACAAGCGATGTGAAGGCATTGATGGCAAGCCTGCCATGTATGCCATCAAGGCCAAGCCTGCTCCCAAGGTTGCCAAGTAGTGGCAGCCCTTCACCCGCGAGTGTTCCGCGTAGGGGCTGACACAGCCTTTACGTGGGACGCCCCATCCCCCATCGATGCGACTTCGGCCGTGACGCTGGGTATCGGTGCGTTTAGCGCCGCGATGGCTCAACTTGTCGCAGATGTGACGATTACAGCGGGTGGCATCAGTGCCGACCGGACGGTACTCACCGCGAGTACTGGTCCGGTCGTCCCTGACGATTTCTTTAAGTTCGGCGACGCCTTTCTCATCACTGCTGAAGATGGGGTTTTCCCCGTCCGCGTGGTGCGAATCAACGGCACGTCGATACTGCTCGCCCAGCCGCTACCGCGCTCGATTGCGCTGACGGCTACAGCGACGCTTCAGTTTGCCACGTGGTCGACGGCCATTGGCGCTGCGAACGTGACCGCGGCAGCTGACTACCTCGGCACCGAGTGGTCAATCGCCTACACCGACGCGAGCGGCGACGACGCCTTTGCTCAAGGGCTCGTCCAGGTCACCCGCGTTGTGTGGCAATCGGGCCTGACCACCGCGTCCCTGGTGCGCCGGTTCCCCGACCTCGCCATCATGGCGCACGGGACCGCCGACTACGAAGACCGCATCGCCGCGGCCTACATCGAACTCGCCACCCGCATCGACCAGGACGTTGCGACCTACACGATGGCAGACGGCCAGCGCGCCACTGTCAACAGTGTCCAGAGCCAGGCGCCTGCGCTCGAGCAGGTGCACGCCTACCACGCAGCGTCGATGATCCTTTGGAGTCGTGGCGACTCCGAGGCGGCGCAAGCCTACTTCGCTCGCGCCTACGGTCCAGAGACCGGCGAAGACCTGCGACGCAAAACAGGGCTCTACGCCGAGGCGATGCGCCCTATCTGGATCGACCTCGACAAGGACGGCGAGATTGATGACGGCGAAGAGGTGGCAGTCACCGGACCTCGCGCAGCATTCCAGAGCACCGGCTTTCCGACGACGTCCCGCGCCACGATGACGAGGACGCGATGAGCATCAGCGTCAAAATCAGCGCCAAGAAGGTCCAACTCTGGCAGCGCAAGAGCGCTCGCAACATGCTCAAGATGATTGCGCAAGACATCCAGATGCAGACCGAGCGCGGCATCAGTGCGACGGGTGGCAGATTCAAACCGTACAAGAGCAAGGAATTGCGCGGCATCCCGGTCGACCTGACGCAAACGGGCAACATGCTGGCGAAGATGCGCATCAGCGCCCGAAAGAAGGCTGGCACGGTCAAGCCCCGCGCCTTCTACGCTCGGTTTCAGCAGGCGGGCACGCGGCGCAAGGACGGCTCTGAAGCCATCCCAGCGCGCCCGTTCGTCGTGCTGCGGCCCCACACACTCAAGCGGCTTGAGAAGTGGACCCAAGACCGGCTGCGTGAAGCCTTCGAGGCGCCCTCGCTTCAGGCACTGACGGGGCTGCGCTGATGGCTGGGCCGACTGATATCATCGCCACGCTGGTCAACATCGTCGAGGGCGTCACCCCGCGCACGATGGCGGCTCGCGCCTTCGCCGCATCGGAGTCTGTCGCCGGCGGGTTCAGCCGCGACATCCTCGAAGACCCGTCACGCGGTGACACTCGCTCTTTTGTCGTGCGGCTGTCGGATGATGTGCCACGCGATGACGGTGCGTGTGGAATCCCGGGGCTTCGGCTCCGCGCCGTCTTCGACATCAAAATCCTCTATAAGCTAGCAGACTTCACGCTGCCTGCGATGCTCGCCGCAATGGGCGAGGACGCCGGCGCCATCATCCGCGCAACACAGTCCGTCACCGCGTGGGACACCGCCACGACTGGCATTGTCACCGTTGTGCCTGGCGAACAACTCACGCGTGAGCCTGCCGAGCAGGACACCGACACTGGTACGCGCACCATCGGCCAGATTCTGACTATCCCGCTTCCCATCGTCTACCGAGAGGCATTATGAACCCAGCCGAAAAAACATTTCCGATCCTCAAGTTCTTTGCCTGGGGTCACCTACCGGAACATCTTCAACGAATCTCCCGCCCGTTCGGCGAATTGGCTGAGCAAATGGCAGCATCATGTGAACCTTCCGCTGAGCTGTCGGCAGGCTTGCGAAAGCTGCTTGAAGCAAAAGACTGCATGGTCAGGGCGGGGCTTGCAAAATGAGCACGTCGCATATCAAATCGCTGAGCATCGCTGTCGAGTCGAGCTTCGGCAGTATCTCCGCCTCAACCGGCCTGCCCGACATCTCCGGCCTTTCGTTCGTCTCGATGGAGTGCGACCGGGCGCCCATCATCACTTACGGCGAGCCGCCGATGAACGAGCGCATCGAGGCGCGCGCCGGCCCGTACAACCTCCCGCCCGAGCCTGACACGAGCGGGACGAAGGTGCGACGCACTGGCACGTTTACTATCGAGAAGATTCACGCGGGCCTCGGCTCCGCGACCGCGTTTGCGAGCATTGACGCGATGCCTGACCACAAGCTGTGGAACGCGGTGATGACTCGCACTGCGGCTGGCGCATCCAGCGACGCAGTGCTTACGGGCACTGATGCCAATGTGTGGGAGGCCACGACGCCGGGCAACTACACCATCGGCGGCGGCGTGGCTGTATCGGTAGCCAACCGCGGCGAGTACACCTATGTGACCGACATCAGCGGCTCAAACATTACCGTCTCGCCCGCTCTCTCGACGGCGCTCGACGGCACTTACACGCCTCGACTTTGCCAGACTTACAGCGTGTCCAATACCCTCGCAGGCTACGGTAACAGCTTGGCATTCACCGCCGATGGCGTCGGCTTCCGTACCGTTATGGTCGGCTGCCGCCCTGAGTCGGTGGCGCTGTCGCTCGTCGGCAAACAACTCAAGGAAGTGTGGACAATTCGCTTTGCCCACGCCTATGACGACAACGGCAGCGCGGCCGTGGTCGACCCGACCATCCCTGACGGCGAAGTCGCGCACATGCTCGACTGCTACACCGTTGTGGGCGACACGGCAGTCAACGGGGTTGCCGCGCCGGCAGCTATTACCCGCGACACCATCGACGTTGATGAATTCAGCGCCACCCTGTCCTGGACGCTCGCGTCAAAGGGCTACAGCGAAGCCATCACGGGAATGCGCGACCTCGAGGTGGTCGACTTCAACGCCGAGGTCAACATCATTGCCTCGGCTGAGTGCTCCAGCCTTCCGCAAACGACGTTCTACCAGCGTCAAATGCACAGCCTTTGCATCGGCTTCGGCCCGGTCAGTGCTGGCAACGGGCTGAGCATGTTCTTGCCAGCCGCCGCGCTACAGAACGACCCCAACGTCAAAGACTTCGGAAGCGACTACCAGCGCACCATCTACAACTTCAAGCAGGGCGGCCCGTACACCGGAGACGACAGCACGACTGCGCCGGCAGGTACCTGCTTCCGTATCGCGATGGCAAACTGATGATTCCTATCCTCGACGCCTCTGACGCTCCGGTCCGGCTGCCCCTGTGGTCCGACCCCGCAATCATTCAGGCCAACAGCAAAGCGACGCTCAAGCTCTACATGGCGACGGGTGACGCCGGAGTCTTGACCCTGCCCGAGGGCGCAACCTTCGCCGTGCTCCGCGCACTCAGCGCCAAGGAGACCGACGCGGCTGAGCGCAAGGCCGGGAGGCGCCCGCACTTCGGGGCGGTCGTCGCTCGCCGCAAGCGAGTGGAGGTCACCGGTGTCAACCTCGACACTACCGAGGGCGCGCAGACGTTCGCCAAGTGGGTCGACGCGTTGACGGACGAAGAGGCGGCCGAACTCGAAGAGTACGAGGCTTGGGAGGCGAGGCGCCTCGTTGCGCTGGCTCACGCGAGTTGCGTACGCATCGAGCACCCTCACCGCGAGTTCACCCTTGCCGAGCTGCTCGCAGCCATCCCTGCACCGCTCGCTCGCGAGATTGGCCAGGAGGTGGGTTTTCGGGCGCAGCAACTCAGCGGAATGGGTGATCGCCCAAAAGGGCTATCCGACTCAGCCTATGGCTTGCTGAGGCAGCCCGAGTCGGCGGGCGAGCATGGCGATGTGACGAGTGCGGACCCGAGCGAAGGCGCCAGCGCGGCAGCTGCGGCGGGCCCTTCGCAGCCGGCCTGAGCAGGTCGAAGGTGGACGCCACCGGCCGCTATGTCCCGGGCTTCGCTGTCTGGACTGGCGTTGGTGAGTCGCTGGTTGACGCTCGATTCTACTCCTGCCCCATCGCGCAGATTGAGTCTGGTGTCACGCCGTCGGTGCTCCAGATTCACCGGCGTCTACAGATTGACGGCCTGCGGCTGCCAGACCTTGTGGAGCAGCCAACCGCGGCGCTGCTCGATGGGCTCGAAACCGTCGACGCTGAGCGGTTGGCGATTCGGCTCAAGCGTGCTGAGGACAAGGCCCGCGAGGACAAGACCAAGAGGGGGCGGTAATGGCCACAGTCATTCAGAAAGCCATCATCGAGGTCCAATACGACGACCTCGAAAAGGCCCAACTGGCCATGAAAAAGGCCGGCGTCGAAATGGTCAATTTCGGCGCGCAGGCGAACAAGGCCAAGGGCGGCACCGGCGGGCTCACGCAGTCCGTCGGCGACCTCAGCGAGAAGCTCGACAAGAGGCTTGAGAAGTCTCTCGGTCGTTCGTTCAAGGCCACCGACCGGCTCCAGTCAATCCTTGGGCAGGCTGGCACCGTCGCGACTGTCGTAACCACTGTCGTTGGCGGTCTCACGATGGCCGCCGTTGCTATGTACGACGCTCTGGACCAGGGCCAGTCTGCACTCAGCGACGCCCGCGCAGGCCTCTCTGACATGGCTGATGCGGCTGATGAGGCCAAAGCCGCAACGTCGTTGATGTTTGAGGCGTACGCCGCTGGCCAGGAAATGAGCCTTCGCCGCGCCGTCGAAATCGGAAAAGCCCAAAACCTGCTGATGCTTCAGCAAGCTGAGGCCGCGCGAATCGCGACCAAGATCCGGCAAGCCGACGCTGATGATGTGACGCGCTGGGCGCTCACGAAAAACGATGCAATCGGGCAAGCTACTGGGCGGGCCTTTCGAGCGCAGTACGTGGCCCAACTGGACCTGATGGAGCGCGAGGCGAAGGACACGCTGGCCCGCATTTCAATGCTGTCCCAAGGCGAGGACTGGCAAGGCCCATTCATCAGCGACGCGGACCTGAAGGCGTCCCAAGCACGCACCGAAGCGGCAGCTAAGGCGTCCGCAAAGAAGACCGCTTCAATCTCGCGCAAAAGCGCCCGAGAGACGGTCAATATCTTCGCCGAGGCGACGGACGAGATTGCCTATCAGTGGGAGCGACTGCCGGACCGTTTCGAGGTTGCTTTACGTGACTGGGAGCCGCTCACCGCGTGGTCCGACTCGTTCAAACCTGCCATCGCAGACCTCGCCGATGCGCTGGATCAGGAAATCGGTGGAGCGTTTCTCAACCTCGCCGCCGACATGGACAAGGCCACTGCGTCGACCAAGCCATTCGATGATGCGGTCACCAGGCTCACGGCGTCACTTGAGGCAAGCGGCCAGGCGGCGCTGTCGTCGGCCTACGACGCCATCGTCTACGGCGAGAGCTTCGCTGACCAACTCAACGACTTTGCCGAGGCCCAACTCAAAATGGCCGTCATCAGCGCTGCGATGGAGGCGGCCAAGGGCGCCGCAATGACGTTCATTAACCCAGCGCAAGCGTCGTCTCACTACGCGGCAGCTGCTGCGTTCGGTGTCGCTGCTGCCCTGGCTGGCGGCGTGGCTGCTGCAACCGGTGGCTTGAACGGGCCGACTACTACTGAGTCGAGCGAAGAAGACCAAGCGCCATTCACTGGGGCCGCGAGGACGGGGCCGGACCGCTCCGAGGTCGAAGCGCGGGAGACCGTCATCAACCTCAACCTGGCCATCGGCTCTCGCCCGCTCACGCGCCTTGAGACTGCCCAAATCGGCGGTGAACTCAACAGCCTTCGCGGCGCTGCATAGGAGGCATTATGCCAGCAAATGACGTCTCGCCGCCCTTCGCTTGGCTCTCTGAAGTTGACGCGTCAGGCTGGACTGGCACCGTGATGGACTTCGGTGGCGGCACAGTGCTGACGCTGCCCACCGACCAGAGTTTCTGGGAAGACGGTATCAGCTTCGCGTGCGGTCGCGGCTCTGAGGTTCCGACGTCTCTTCCGAAGGAACTGACGACGACCGGCGGCGCTCAGTGGAACATCTACATCGACACCGATGATCTGGTGACCATCGAGAACGACACGGCGGCCTTTACCCTCACAGCCGGCTCGGGCGAGGAGGCTTACGGGTTCACCGCGTCTGCGTCGAGCACCCCTATCGGTGGCGGCATCCATCAGCTCAAAGCCCAGACCAACTGGGTGCGTGGTGTTGTGACAAACGCAGGACTGGAGCTTGATGACGGCGGCGGCGCGTTCACGGTCCCAACCATCGGCTACCAAGCCCAAGACGTTGTGATCATGTTCCGCGACAGCATCACAGACGCCGACTCGGGCGACCGGCTGTCAAACCTCCAGTACAGCCTAAACAACCTGCTGGATAACGCCAGCCGCCGGTATCGCTGCGGCATCAATGATGACGGTTTCTTCTTCTTTTCCTGGGACTCGCCTGCCACGAACTTTCACGCTGACGTCTTCGCGAACTCAGACTTCCAACGCTGGCTTGGCTTCGACGGTACCGAGACTGATGTGGCCAGCGTCGGCCACACAGGCACCGTTCGCACACTCACAGCCAATCTGCCTTGCGCCGGCTGGATGGGCGCCACTCGGCCGCTGCGCGGCTATCCGACCGCAATGTTTGACGAAGAGACCAACACAATTCGTCTGACCAGCGGCGAACTCGCAAGCACTCAGGTGATGACGTGGCGAGCGTGGTCAGTCCCCTGGATGCTCGACGGCCCCAAGGATGAGCGCGACCTCAGCAACCACTTCCTGCGCGAGTTCATGCCACGCGTTCAGAAGGGCGCCCGGCTGGCGCTGTACCAAGTCTGGGGCGACTCCCGGCGCGCTCGTTACACGGCAGACGTACGGACCGACGCATCGGGCACGGTGCCTGAGTATGACCTGCTGGGCACAGCCGAACTCGACGGGCGCCGCGGGCGAATACGCGGGCGCCGAGGCAAGGCCGACAAGTCCAAGCAGATGCTCAAGTGGCCCGGACGCCTTGAGCGACGCATCCCCATGACCACCATCATCGAAGCGGCAGAATCATGAGCAGGCGCATCCCGACCCCTGGTAGCGTGGTCCTGCCCGACACTCTGGCGCTGGTACCCGGCGCGCCTGTCCTGGCCGGTTCGGCGAGCGTGGGCGGCCACTGGTACGACTTCGCCAGCCTCTACAACCTCAACCTTGCGATGGTTCACGCTCAACCGGTCCACGAACAGCAGTGGAACGGCGGCTTTGTGTTCAACACCGGCGCCTTCACCTCGCGCTACGAAGTCACGGTTCCCAAGCTGACCGACCAACATCTGGGCATCGAGTGTCGCGTCTACGGCCACTCGCCAGCGACTGGCGGCCAGATTCGCTTCACCGCAACCACCAGTGGCAACACGTCGACCGTGGCAGTGCCTGCGGCAGCGGCGTGGCAGGCTGGCGCGACGTCGCTCAGCATGGCAGGCAGCTTCGGCGTGAACGACTACGAAACGATTCTGGTCGAGAGCAACGGCGACGTTGACATCCAGGCCGTCGCGCTGGAGTACAAGGAGTTGCGCCCGGGCGGCACGTATCCTGGCGCAGACGACGCGCTGGCGGTCTCAACGGCCGTTGATGGCGCGTGGCCCCTCGACACCGATGAACTGGCCGCTGACAAGCCGCTGAGCGCCGAGACGTTTGAGACGCTGACCGACGGCACCGCGGCAGTCGACGGGCGTGTGCGCGTCTACTCAAGCTGGGGCGACGTGACCGGCGCTGGCTCCCGGCTGCGCCCGTTCCGCGTGCTCGTGCCCGTGTTCGACATGGGTGCCTCACTCCACACGCTCAACTACCGCATCAAGGGCCTCCAGGGCGGCGCGACTCGCACTCACTTCATCGGCCACGGCCCTCAGACGAACGAGGACGCATATCAGCAGTGGCTCGCCGGCGTCGATGCGCGAGGGTTCACCGGCGTCGACATCTCGGCAGGCGGCGGCAGCGAGTGGAAAGAGGGCACCATCTCCCTACTGGCTGGCGACATCATCCCTGCTCCCGGCGGCTACTTCGGGTGGGTTCAACTGACGGTGTACCCGGCAGATGGCCTGCTCTCATTCTCACTGTGGGGCAAATAGATGGCTGGCATCATCCCGAGCCGACTGGAACCGTCACCCGACCCGCGAGCGACCTACGTGGCACGCCCGCTTTATGGCCGCGTGACGAGCGCATACGGCAACAATCAGAGCTATCTGGGCGGCTTCCGTGGCCTGCGCTACATCTCCCAACAATGCGAATGGGAGGCGGCCGCGCTCTATGACGAGCCGCCCGTCGGCGCGATGGTCAATGAGCCGCGCATGCGCTTTGTGGTCTCGCCACTGGCCAAGTATGTGTGGTGGGGCGCCAACATCTCGGCCGTCAACACGGCACCGACCGGACAGATCCTAAAGCTGCATGTGGAGACCCCAGCCGGCGTGGTCATTGACGGCCCGTTCGAGTGGACCAACGCCAACGGCCGGCTCCCTACCGGATGGTATGGCGGCCGGATTGGCGGCGGTGAGAAGATGTGGGGCATCACCGAAGGTCGAGACCTCCTGGCGAGCACAGGGTGGGAGACCGTCGCCGGCGGGGCAACCCCGCGCCTTATCGACGTCAGCAACTACCAGGGCCTCGATGTTGTGCTTCGCGTCGAGACGGTTGCCGGCGTCCGCGTCTATTCCCACTTCGCCCTTGAGGCGTACAGGCCTGAACTATGAGCGTCTTCACAGAACTGGCCCGACGCCAGCAGCGGCAAATCTTCATCCTCGAAATCGACGGCCTCGAAGATTGCTTTTTCTCCAGTGACCAACCGCCGACGCTACCCAACTACGGCACCGCGTGGAGCCACGTGGCGAAGCGCGGTATCATCGGCGTGTCGCCAGCGGCCCAGACACTTGATCCACTCAAGTCAACGGCTGAGGCCGGCCAAGTCGCAGTCACGCTCGCTATCACCGGGCGCGGCGGCAGCAATGAAGCGCTGCAACTGCTCGCTCGCGACTCAGCAGCTCAGTACACCGCGACTCTTGCCGAGACGGTTGAGCAGAACAGCGCTAGCTTCGTCACCGTCAACGAGGACATCAGCAACTGGCCCGCCAGTGGCGTGCTGTGGATTGGGCAGGAGGCCATCCAGTACAGCGCTCGGTCCGTCGTTGCGCCGTTCCGCTTCACCGTGCCCGTCATCAGTTCCCGCGGCTGGTTCGGCTCAGAGCAGCGCCGGCACCTTGCTGATCCGATCACTGGACTCGCCCCGAGGGTCTACTCTCAATGCGTCGCGTGGCAGGGCCGAAAGGCTCGCGTGCTCGTGACCGCCGCCCGGCACAACGGCACTCACCCCGACGAATGGGTCGAGTACGTCAGCGGCCGCATCATCGCCCCGCCAGAGGGCAGTGACGACGGGCTGCAAATCGCCATCAACATCATGCCGCACACCAATGCGCTCAAGCAGGAGATTGGCGGCGCCACGCTGCGCACCGGGCTTCAGCAGGGCTACCACACGTTCGACGGGCTGGGCGCCGACCGCTTCATGCTCCAGGTCGGCTACGCAGCAGGCCAGGCGTGGAAGGAAAACGTGACGTTTGCGTCAGCGGCTGGCGCTGCGGTGTCCTGCCGGTGGCGGGCTCATAAGGACGCGTTCGACATCGCCACGGGTGGCACTGGCTCCCGAGGCGGCACCGTGACTATTGACGAGATACCCAACACGCCCTTTGCGGTAACTGGGTATAACGGCACTGCCAGGGGCGCGGCGCCGGCGGACTCAATGACCCTTGACCCGGCAACAGGTGTAGCGGTCCCGGCCAACGCGATTATTCAGAACGCTCCAGCATGGGATCAGATCAATGTGACCCCACTCACCACTCCAGGCACTGCCGAGGTGGTTGGGTGGCCCAATGACGCGCTTGCTAAGATGAACGCTGACATGTCGCCGGGCGACGTTGTTGGCGTCAACGGCCGCTTTTCTGATGTTAGCATCGACCCCAATCACCCCAATGGTCCCAGCCTCGTCTTCAGACCGAACACCGACGCCACCACGCAGACCGTCAGACTCACCGCTTGGGAGAGCAATTTCAACCGGCTCTACTACGGCATTGGCCTTTTTGCCCCCGAGAACACAGCGCGGATTAGTGACCTTGAGGGAGGCGGTGCGGCCTCAGGGATCAATCGCACTATCCAATCGAGCGGCGAAGAGGATCTAGACAGTCTGACAGGCCCCCAGAGCTACGCCGTCGCAATCCGCGGCGTTGCCGACGCTTACTACCAGAAGGGCGAGCGCTACATACACGTGGCTGACGATGTGATTGCAGCCGACTCACGCATTCGTCTGCGCTGGACTGAGCACGACGGAACCGAGCGCCGCTGGGCGATGGGCATCAGCACCGTTCAGACTGCCGCAACCATCACGCCAGGGTCGCCGGGCCATCTACTTGAGGTGCCTGAAAACGAGCGTGCTCAATCGCTGTCGTTCGGCGACTGGCCTGGACAGGTCCGGTGCACCATCGAGCAAGACGTGTCGTGGTCACATGCCGACCCGGCGACTGTCTTGCTTCAGATACTCATGTCCGGTGACGGGCTCGGCTTCAATTCCTCGTCTGACGTGTTCCCTCGTGGCGCCAACCTGACGACCGACGAGATCGACGTGGACTCGTTTTACCGCTTCCCGTACCCAGACGGGCTAGCGACCGACCTGAGCTTCAGCCTGAACGACATCGACTCATCGCCCATTGAGCAGGTCATTGAACCGATTCTGAAGGCCATCGGCGGGGCGCTGGTGCTGCGTGTCGAGCAGACGGCCAGCACAGGCGGCATCTACCGGCGCAAGCTCACTCTGGTGTCACTGGGCTCCGAGTACGCGGGGGATAGCATCAAGACCATCACAAACGGGCTGTGGCTTGCCGAAAGGCGCCCGACTCCGAGCGAGGATGAGCGCCTAGTCAACCGCATCACCGTGCTCGTGAACTACAGCCCGAGCGAGGATGAGCACCGGCTTTCGATCTCGGTCCGCGACCAGGACAGCATCGGCGAGAACGGCGCGAGCAGCATCGAAGAGATCGACCTGCGTGGCGTGACTGTGGACGCGCAGTCGCCAACGGACCAGGTGCGTGCGGTGCTGCCCTTCACGGCTCAGCGATTCAGCAACCTGGGCAAGAGCCGTCGGCAGGTGACTGGCAACATCAGTTGGGCAGATGCACTGCTGCTCAACGCCGGGTCAACGGTGCTCGTGAGCGCCACGAACGTCGCCAACTACGACGGCACCATGGGCGTCGTGAATCAGGCGATGCGCGTCATTAGCATCGAGCCCAGTCCGTACAAGCAGGACGCTCAAGTAAAGCTCACATGGCACGACAGGACCCTGAGCGGCGTGGCGCCGAGCCTCAAGGTCACGTCGGTCGTCTCATCGAGCATCTACGTGGTGGCGGCCAATGGCTACACCGAGGCCGTCAGTCCCGTGGACGACTCAGCGCAGACCGACATCAGTTTCTGGAATGTGGGCGACAGCGTGCGGGCCTGCCCTCGAGGCAATTACGCGAACAGCACTGCTGGTCTCACCGTCACCGACATCACCGGCAACCAGATCACCCTGAGCGCTGCGGCATCACCAGCGCTTGTGGTCGGCGACACGCTGCGTGGCGACGACTACACCGCAGCGGCAACAACTGAGGCTCAGAAGGGCTACCAGCACCCGGCTGACGACGCAGCGACGCTGGGCGCTGGAGACGCTGCGAAGATTTACGGCTGAGGTGGGCAGGGGGGCGCCTCATTACACGATGCGTTGTAGAACGTTTCCCCCTCTTCGAGAAGGCAGATGTTGTGGCACCTAGTGCTGCTACGGGATTCCGACTGCTGAAATCTCAGCACAACAAGATCCCCACGGCAGAACGTCTCGTGCTCGTATCGATTCTCGGCCTCGATGTAGTTCAAGTGGTAGGTGTTTGCGCCGATGACCTGAAGCCCGACTCCAACCGGCTGCACGCCGTTGTGGCATGTCACCGTGAGCGACGTCTCGTCCTCTGTAACAATCTTCTCTGAGCCCTCCGGGCAAACGATATCTTCCGGCTCAGGCGCGTCGCAGCAAACCTCGGTCTCTGGGTCGCACGGCGTGCTCCCAGCGTCGTCACAGCCAGCGAGGGCAAGGATGGTGAGTAGGATGATTCGCATTGTGGCCTCCGGGTAGTAGACGCGGTGAGGGTGGGATTATTTCGAGGCGAGCTTAGCCCTGACTCTTGAGCGCCCGTTGCGCCGCAACGTCTTGCATCCAGAGGACGCGTGTGCGCTCTGGGCCGCTTCGTGCGAGCGTCGCCATCGCTCCAGCGAGATAGTCCAGGCCCTGAGTCGCAGCAACGGCTGGCAGGGTGCTCAAGTCATCGTCACTATCACCCTCTTCCGGGCGCTCAGCCTCGCGTGCGTAGACAACCTCGCCGCTCTCATCGCGAAGATTCGCCAGCACCCATGGTGAGCAGAGCCTGAATTGCCGGCGCCCCGCTTCGACGTCGCCTTGTTCAATCAACTCAATCGTTCGCCGCAGCTTCGCGACGCCATCGTAATGAGCCGCGGTCTTGGCCGCCTTCAGCACCCTCTCAAACAGCGTCCGCATCCGACGGAGCAGCCGGGCGACCACGAGATCCCCAAGGGCAGGAGCCGCCCCGAATAGGCTGACGGGCTCAACTCCGTAGCACTTTGACAGTGCCTCAATGTCGTGAACGGTCACCTGGCGAACGCCGCGCTCTAAAGCGCTGACAGCCGATCTGTTTAGTCCAGTCCGCTCGGCGACGTCGCGAGTCGTTAGCCCGCGCTCAGCTCGCAGGTCGGCCAAGGATGACCTGATCTGCTCAGGCAGCCCGCCGACTGTCTTCGGTGTCGCCTTGGTGCTCATAGCTGGACACTACCAGAGCGGCGGGCTCTAGCAGCCCGAAAATCGTGGAGAGTCTGATCGCAGGAGCGCTTGTCATAAAATTCATGACAGCGTTAGATTCCAGACAGGTCGCAGAAAATGTGCTTGACGGAACATTCACAGGCCCCTAGAAAAGTATAGGCCACGCAAAAGGAGGCGTCAGATGCAGAGCAGTACAATCAATCGTGCAATAGGCAAATGTGTGCGGAACGGGCGCAAGTCCATGGGCCTGACCATGTTCGCCCTCCTGCGCATGGCGGACTTTCCAGTCCAGCCTGGATATCTGTCCAAACTGGAGCGCGGGCAAGGGCAATGGAGCGCGTCGGCGCTCTGCGGCATTGCCGAAGCACTCGGGATGAAGCCGTCAGAACTGATGAAGCAAGCTGAAGAGATGGCCGGCGGCGAGCAGATCGCGGCCTAGAAACAGAAAAACCGCCTGAAGGCGGTTCAACTTGGCTTCCTGCTCTCTTCTTTCCACGGACGCGAGCGGAGGCCTCACACTGGAGAATGATGATGTCAGAACATTGTCTGAGCCGCAAATCGGGAGATGCGCCCGACCTTCAGGTCGTCCAAATGAACGACACTCAGTTGGTGCCACAGCGTGCTAACGCTTACATCAAGGGCCTGGATACCGGGTTCTGTGTACTTGACGCGTTTGTAGCCGGCGGCGTGGTGTTTGTCGGCAACGCAGCCGCTGGCCCCGCGCTCGGTATGTACCGTCACCCACTCCATAAGGTGGTCGCAATTGTTGACCGCATCCTTCAGCGGCTGATTAAAACTTTGGCCGAGATGGGCAAAACGTGCCGAGACATAGGCTTAACCGACTGGAACGAAAGGGAAATAAAACTTTCGCCGACATCGCTTGGACAGCGCCGCCTTCGCCGCCCAGATTCGCGCGGCCCGGCGGCGTCAGTCATGCGAGTTGAAGCGCTTCATACAATGGCGATGATCATCAATCAGGCGCACGCTCACGGAATCTTGCACGCTCGCGAGCGGCGGTGGGCTCAGCAGTGTCTGAGAGTTGTTGGGATGGCAGGTGGCGGCGGGCTGGCTTCGTTCATTCGCGGGAAGATGGGGTTGAGCACGACCCCAGAGCAGGCGCTGGATTCCGCCCGTCTTGGTGCAGAGGCCCAGGCTGCTCTTGAGTCTGTCGGCGTAGGGGCTACTCCGTCTGTGAGCGTGTTCGATATCCACAAGGATCTTATCAGCATGCTGGAGTCAGGGGAGGCTACTCTCAAGCAGCGAGTGCAGATCCACGCAATCATCGCCCGTCGCGACCACACCGAGCTTCAGGCGCGGCAAGAGCAGCGCAAGGTGGCGGCAGTCTACGCTCGGCTTCAATCTGTTGAGGCGCGACGTGAGATGACCGAAGAGATCGCTTCGCAGACCGACCTGAGAATGGCTCTGCTCAAGAACAACGTTCACTCGGCGGTTGTTACGAAGATTCAGGCTGACATCGACAGCCGCAAGTCCAAGCGCAAACGGCTGAAGAAGCGGCGAGCCAAGAGAAGCATCGAGCCTATCCTGCTGGGGTTGATGGGTGGGTCAGAAGATGACGATTGAGCAGTTACGAGCGCACCGAATCAAGAGGGCTGCTGCGCTTGGCTTCCTGCACGCCCGCTCAGAGTCGCCCGAGATTGCTGCTAAATTCCTGGCAGCGGCTCACCTGAACAGCGCCACTCTTGAGGCGGTGCGAGAATTGAGGGCCGCAGCAGCGACATATGGAGAACCGACCGCCGAGATCCTGCTGAGTCTCGCTATCGAGGTTCGTAAGTCCAGCCTTCGGCAGCTCCAACTCTTAGCCGGCTTGACCAATATCGAGCCTTAGAAACGAGGAAACCGCGTCACCTAGGTGGGGCGACGCGGTTTCAATTCCACAATCAGGCAGACAATGGAGACTGAAAGATGACCGACAAAAGCAAGCCTGTCAAACAGGTCTGCCTCGAAACCGAACTCGAAATGCGCCGGGCACTCCGTCGCGGCGGGTGGCCGGCACTCATCGCCTGGATTGCGGCGCAGGTCGAAGAAGAGGCGCGGGCCGACTTAGCCGAGGCGCTGGCGGCTTGATGATGTGGGCGCCCGGTCTCCCGGGATGTGGCTAGTCGTCGCTGCCCGACACGGCGACCTGTAGGCTGAGCCACCGCTCCAGACGCCGAACGGCTGGCAGTAATGCCAACAGCTCGGACTGGCCACAGCCCTCAGTCTCGTTGCGGACCCATTCGAGCAAGCCCACGTTCCCACCACTGCGGTACGCCCGCCTGATTCCCAATTCGGTTTCGAGGCAGACACCCGCCACGCCACGGTTGGTCCGACAGTCCATCGGTACCCTCCCTTACAAAATGCCCACCCACAGCGGATGGGTTCCGGCGCCCTGGTGTCGTGTGCTCCGCGCTCGACCTGGGACTTCGGAGGCGTGACTCCCGAAGCGAGACCACTGTACGAGCGGGCAGCGGTCTCGCCAAGTTCATTTGCGAGGTATCAGCATTATTGATGGCTGAGTGGAGAACTATCAGCTTTCGCGATAGTATGCGGGGCAGCAGGAGGGCCCATGCTGCCGCACTCAAACAATCTGAAAACGCGCACTTCGCCGATTCGCTGCATCGTGATGCACTCCACCGGCTCAGGACTCGCCGTCCGCGCCGAGCGCCGTGCGCCGTATGCAGTCGATCCCGCCAAGTACGAAGCCGCGGCCCTCGACTGGTACCGGACGTCCGGCGCGCAGTACTTCGGTCACGTGCTCGTCGGGCCCACTGGCACGCAGCACAACCTCGCCCCTGATACGCGTGTCGCGCTACACTCGGCGTCGCTTGACGGGCGCTACCAGCGGCCAGACTGGCGCCTGTGGGCTCGCCCCATCGGCGGGGAATCCGGGTGGCATCGCCACGGCCGCGACCCCGCGAAGGTCTGGGACTGGTGGGACGCTCGGTGGCCTGGCGTGACGACTCCGCAGGAGTTCTTCGGCCGGCACATCAACGCCATCAGCATCGGCGTCGACGTGCTGCCGCTTCCTGACGGCACGTACACCGACGCACAGGTCGAGCACACGGCGGCGCTAGTCATCGAGCTGGCGGATGCGCACAGCATCGACATCCGCACGTCAGGCAAGCGCCCGACGGTGCTGGGACACGAGGACATCGACCCGCTACGTCGCGGCACCAAGTGGCGAGGCGACCGCATCATCGGCGTCGGCTGGGACCCGGGCGGCAAGTGGCCTCGCGAGCGGTTTAACGAGTTGGTGAATGGGAGGGCGTGCTAGTGCAGTACCAGACGATTCTTGTGCAGCCGGGCCCGTTCTCGGGCTCGCTCTACGCGGTCGCCGCCGTCGTGTACGACGAGCAGGGTAGCATCATCGACAGGGTGATTGCGGATACCATCTGTGATGGCTGTCTTGGTGAGTATGCTCTGGTGACGCAGGCCTTTTTGGAGCGAATCGGCGAAGTCGATGATGTCAGCAGGGTCCCCAGCATGTTCGGCCCATGGGTTTTTGCGGGGCCGCGGCAGGGTTTTGACCTGCCCGACATTACTGCGTTCATCAAGTCTGACGTCCTGGTGAATGGGAGGGCGTGCTGATGGCTGCTGAGCTTACGTACATCCCTACGCGACTGCACAGCCGTGACGTCGCCGCCCCGCTTGAGCCTGCGCACATCCAGGCGCTTGATTGGCTCCTTGGCGTTGCAGGGCGGGCGAAGGACGTCGAGACGACAGCGTACGCCCTTCCTGACGGAGGGCGAATCTACGCTGGCCGGACGTGCGACTGGTGCGGCGGCGAGAGGCCGGACTGTAAGTGTTTCGAACTCGACAACGACTGTGATGGGGAGGGCTGCTGATGGGCCTCGACGGCGGGCGCGCCCAATACACATGCGTAATCCCAGACGGAGGGCGCGCACGTGACTGAAGCACTCAGGCCGCTCGTCGGCTATCGCAAGATGATTGTCGCCATCGCGGGCCTCGTTGCCTGCACGGTCGGCGTCTACCTCGACGCCCCGGGCGGCTTCTATGCTGGCGCCGCCGGCTGCGTGACAGCGTTCTGTGGCGCTGACCTCCTGGCTGGCCGGAGGGCGAAGGCATGAGCGAGGGCTGGTTCTTTGTCATCGTCATCGTCTCCGCCATCGCCGGCGCAGCTTTTCACCGGGCGTTCATGCACCTTGAGCGGGCGAAGGCGTCGATGGCGGGGCGCGAGCGGCTCAGAGACGCGATTGACGATGCTCGCATGTTTGGCGGCAGCCTCTGGGTCCACAGTCGCGACGATTCCACGGGGCTTCCCCGCCTCCGGCACTGGTGCTGGTGCGAGCGACGCACCGGGCCGCATGAGCACACCGACGAATGTCCGCAGGAGGGCCAAGCATGAGCCGCATCCCCGGCTGGGCATGGGCCGTCCTCGCCATCATCCTCATCGCCATCGTCGCGTGGTGGCTCACCGGTGACAAGCGCGTCGCGGGTGGCGCTGTGGCGGCTCCGGTTGCGGCCCAGTGGCTGCGTCGAGCTCGACGGCTGCGTGAAGAGGCTGATGACATCGAAGACCCTGGGCCCGCGCTGGATGAGGCGGAGCGCGAGGGTATCGACGCGATGCGTAATCGCTTCCGCAGTGGGGGTGGGCTGTGACCTGGCTGCTCCTGACCCTCGCCACCTTCGGCGTCGTCCATCCCGAGGGCCACTGCCTCGATAAGCCGGCGCTGGTCCTCACCCAGCACGAGGCTGAAGTCATCGCCGGCAAACTCGCCCGAGGCGCCGAGGCTGAGCGGCTGCTCGCTGGCGCACGGGCCGAGATCGTGGCCGTGAAACGTGAGGCGGCACAAGCTCTCGAGTCCGCAGCGCTGTGCGTCGATGCCCCCGCGCCCGCGTGCGACTGCTCGGAGTGGCTGTCGGGATTCGCAGGCGCTGCGGTCGGCGCGGCTACGTGCGGCGGCTTTTGGATTGGGGCGCGGCTGTGAGCATCATCAAGGGCTTCGAGTCAGCCAAGACTGTCCTCGCGGTCGTCGCGTTCGTGCTCTCGGTCCTTTCGGGCGCTATCATCTGGGCGGTCACGCTTCAGACTAACGTGGCCAGCCACGAGGCGCGGGTGAGCGAGCTTGAGGCGAAGCACAAAGAAGACAGTCTGCTCGGCAGGAAAATGGATGCGCTCAGGGCAGCGCTCGAACGCAAGAAGAGTGCCCCATGAGCCCAATCGCTCCGGCCGTTTCGGCCTTGGCTGCCGTTATCGTCATGTGCACCGTCGCCGTCGCGACAGTACGCAAGCCACAGGCGCCCATATCGATCGCCCAAGACGCGGGGGTGCCCGTGCGAGACCATCTTAACCAACTACTAGACGAGGCCTGCGAGGTGCACGGATGTGCCGACGCGGGCGTGGAGGACGGAAATGGCCGGATATAGCTCAGGCAAGGACGCCAAAGAGGCGGCTGCGGCCTACTCGCACCTAAAGCTTTTCGGGGCGACAGTTCCGGGCGGTGAGTCGTTCAACGATGT